ATTTCAATCTTCAAAACATCGTTATTTGTGATGGTCTTTAACAGTTTAAACGTGTTTGAAATGTTAATACCGGCGATGATTTCTTCTTGTATACATTCATACTCTTCAAAATTGTCCGCCGCTAAAAATATGTCTATGAGAGACGTTCGAGCGGTATCAAGCGTAACGATATACATTCCTTGTGGTCTAAAGTAAATGTTTACATCATTAAGTATGTCTTTCAGTACTTCAAATGTTGACTTAAAGGCGGATGCCTGTATGGTGACTAATTTCATATCTAAATAATTATTTGTATCATATCTTTAAATCTGTGTATCATACGCAATACCCTTGTTCACATCACGACCAATTTTCTCTTCTAGTTCTTTTGTCATCGGGGGTTGCAGACTTCGTCCGTAATCATCAAGGGCGAATATATCACCCGTGGATTTACCTTCGTCTAAGGTTGTCATAGAACATCCGTATCCTCCTATAGGACTATGTACCACCTCCTTCTGTGGAAGGAGAGAGTCGAGCCAGTTCTTTATTTCGTTTCCTACCAGAATCTTACCATTCTGAGTTAACATAGTTGGTACTCTGTTTATCTTGTTTTTGTAACTGGGGGGTATACCCTGTGTATTTACATTGTGATATCTCACAAGTTGCTTCAATTGATGGTGTTGATTGATATACTCGACGACATCCATAGAATGTTTACACCTTGGGCTATATATCAGCAGTGACATCTACTATGTACATCGTAATTTCTCTAAAAAAAATTAACGCGTAATAGTAAATATGAACTACTTCTTGGCGTTCGCTCTCATAGTGGTAGTAATTTTTCTGACTACCAACATGGAATCTTTCACAGACACGTTCGGTCTCTCAGGCTACACAAAACCAGTTCCCCCTGTAAAACTGAATGACCCCAGACCAAACCTTGAGGGTTTTGAACAATTTGAAATAAGTGTCGATAACGACATGATGGAACAATTTGTTATTCAAGCGAATAATGAAATAGATAAGCGCACTGGTATGTGTACCTACATCATCGAGACGACCGGTATCAACGGTTACAGGAAGGATGGTGTCGAGATATACGAAGTCATGTTTATGAGCGTGAAAAAGGATGGTTTCTCGTTTGGCTTCTCTATAGTAGCCTCGTTTGAGGTTCAGAACGGGAAATCCCGTATCGTATCCCTTCGTTCACAGCCCCTGGGTATCCAGGCCCCCGATGATGTATCCGCTTTTACAGAAGGTGCTGCGGGTAAGGAATTTGTCAAATATGAACTCGTTAAAGAGGCTGCTGTTCCTACCAAAGGTGAGTTTGATTCCGCTAAAAATAAGTTAGAGTAATTGTATGTTGAGCATCAATGACGTTACCAAGATTGATGATAAAAGAAAACAAATTAGGAAAGAAATATATATGAAAATTTATGAACAATTTTCTGCAAAAATTAAACAATCTGTAGAACTTGGTCATAAACAAATTTTTCTCACCGTTCCAACATTTATACTTGGATATCCCACATTCGATAGAAGACTTGCAGCTAAATATGTGGCGAGACAATTCGAGCTGGGTGGGTTTAGTGTAAAACTCTTGAGTGATTATGACGTGTACGTTTCATGGATTGTATCTAAAAAGAAAAAGGAAGTAAAAGAAGAAGATGACGTGGAATTACCCAATCTATTAAATCTAAAAAAGATGGCGAATCAGTACAGGAGAAGTGCGTAGGAAACATCATTTAAAAAAACCCCTTAATCATAAATGGACAATCTGAACGTTCTCGTAGAAGCGAAGAAGGAGTATCTCGGACAGATGTGTATCATCATGTGCCCACCTATGATTGAAGTTTTTCAGGAGATGTATGCTGAATCTGTGAAGACCTCTAAGGGTAAACAAGTTCTCATCATGTTTCAAAAGTTGTTAAAAGAGGTTCCTAATTGGTCGAATGCGATGTCTAAACGTCATTCTGATAACATCACAGACAGGTGTTCTTGGTTTGGTGACCTTTTAGCAGCTGTATTTGTTGCCTGTACAAAGATTCTCTCTGCGGTTCGCCTCAAGGCTGACAACAAGAAGATTTCCCTGAAGCTTCCTACCGAGGAAGTATTTATTCAAACGTGTTACAATAATGCCGCCCGGGACTTGTACAAAGATCCTTATATTTTTCACGAAGAACAGAGTGAATACGCTCGTGATGAGAATCTCACGATGCGTTTTTCCCTCACCATCGAAAATACCGTAAAAGAATTGATCCCTGTTCAACAAATCCTCCAAACGTATATGTCCCAAGAGACAAGGGATATTTCTCTGGATGGAGAAGTCGAAGACACCACCGACCCAGACGTTCTTGACGAACATATGGATGAAACCCTGGGTGAACCCGAACCCGAACCTGAGCCTATGATGGAACCAGAACCCCTAGATGAAATGAATGGTATGGGCGACCCCCAACCCACCGGGCTTGAAAATGAGTTCAAAACTGTACATGGTGTGCACGCACCTGAACCAGTCTCAGAACCAATCGCAGCACCACCACCCCCTCCCTCCCCATACCCCCAGGAACAATCTACAGACGATGACGTATTATTTGGTGATGCACCAGACCATCGTACAAAAAATCCCCGGTATAATTAAATGGAACTCTCCGATCATTTGCGCGACCCAGTGAGTGCCGCCCTAATTGCAGCGGGAATAACTGCTGCTTATATTCACCTCAAAGCTTATTTGAATAATGAAGGTAAATTAGAACTCAATAAATATACCAAACCCGCTGTCCTCAACGCAATACTGGTATTTTTTATTATATCAGGTGGTTTAGCTCAGAAGGAAGCTATCTCTAGTGAACCTTTCTAAACTTAAAGATTAACCAATAGTATAAGAATATGGCGTCCGTCTCTGCGTTTAACGATATGATGAGTCAATTTCTTGTGGAATTGCACAAGACTTTTCCAGATGAAAAAGGCATTAAGAAAATGCTCACCTCCTTCGACATGTTGAAGTCCACCAATCCCCGTCTCGTCGTAAACGGTTTTATGGATGGTGTCACCCCTTACGCGGGAAAAATTTCTGCTAAGGATGAGTCCTTTTTACTCGAAGAGGTTGAGAACATAGAGTTTCTCAGGGAACTTGATATTAAGAAGTATTGGGGTAACATGTCCACAAATACAAAGGCTGCTACCTGGCAGTATCTCCAAACACTGTACATGCTCGGTACGACTATCACTTCCCTCCCAGATGACACTCTTTCGCAAATTGAAAAAATCGCAAAGGGTGTCGCAAATCAAATGCAGGATGGAGACGGTGAAATCGACCAAGACGCTCTCATGAAAATGATGGGTAGTATGATTGGTGGTCTTCCCAAAAAATAAACCTAACATATACTAAATGAAGACCTGGTTCGACGATCCTCAGCAGCTCGTGAGGGCTGACCAGGTTAATCAATTCTGGCCAACAAATGAACAAACTCCAGAAGACCGGGTTAATGCCGCTTCCCGATTCATAATTTATGTATGCACCATACTATATCTCATTCGCCGTGACCCCAGGGTCTTTGTTTTGGGTGCGACTGTCATCGCTGTTATTTACGTTCTTTATAAGTCTAGGATGGTTAAGGAGACGTACGGTGGTTCGGTTGAAGGTGTGAGCTGTCAAATGCCAACACCCGACAATCCCATGGGAAATGTTATGATCACCGATTTTAGTGACGCCCCTAACAGGTTGGAGGCGTGCTATTACCCCACTGTTAAACCGTTTGTGAACAGCTACACCAGTGACCGCATCCCTTATGACGCAGGTCGTTCTCGTTCACCCATGCCCAAGTATCTTCGCAACGCCATGGAACGTCAGTTTGTTTCAAACCCCGTGACCAAAATCCCAGGGGACCAGACGGCTTTTGCGGAATCTCTTTATGGGCGAAAAAATGCTCCCATGTGTAAAAGTGACACCCGCTTCTGCAATCCCAACGCTCGTGGTGTTCAGCTCGAGGCATTTTCGGGTATTGGTAGTCACGGTGATAAGCGTTCTGGCATGTTTGCTAGATAAATATTCTTATGTAATAATAAATGGCATATCAACTTCAACCTGGACTTTCCATTGTTCAAAATACGGGTGCCGTTCCCCCGGTAAAAGCAAACGACGAAATTTTTGTCTACCCCCAGCCCAGTGCTTTAAATTGTGGTGATTGCCGTCCCAACACTATGTTGTACGGTACCGCCCCTTATATGGCAGGTAAGGGCTCCCCAGCGCAGTATATCGAAACGAGTGATCAACTTCGCCCTCAATCTACTTCACGATTTAACAAGCATATAATTCAGACGTACGAGCGTAACCTTTTTCCCCTCTCTAACATGGAGTGTAAGGTTCCCCTCCGTACTCAGAAATATGACCCATCCAGTACCCGCGCCGAACTCCAGAATGGACTGTTTGAGCAAAGGTATCTTAATAAAAATGTTAATAAGAAGTAAGAATGGCTGATCCTATATCGCTCATGGCTGTTGCTGGTCTTGTTTTTGCCGGTAGGAATTTGAGTACCAAGTCCGCGCCACCCAAGGTCGACAACGTACC